TATCTGTTGACTTCATTTCCTTTATATCATCAACTATCACCTGTTGCTGCATTTGTACTACAGCAATCTCCTTTTCATTATCTACTACTTGTTCAATGGCATTAGTATTTCTTTCTACTTTGGTATTAGTATCTGAAGCCCACCATATAGCTGCTGCCGCTTGAGATACTACAGCAAAGGCTATTGCTGGAATTGACCATCCATTTATCATTTTGTAATTCCTTTATTATTGTTCTTGTTTAATTTGGAGTAATTCTTTACTACTTATTTTTAATTTTTTCTTTCCAACCTTTCTACTCTTATCAGGTAATTTTTCACCAAGCAACCAAGTTGGGCTTAAATCCCATGGGCCCCAGTGCTTATGTTTGAGCATATTTACTAAACCCTGTGTACTGTCGTATGAAGCATATGCAACACCCTGGGGTGCTTTTTTTACAACACCAGCCAACTTATAGTATTGTTTCTTGGCCATTAATGTAGTCTGACCGTTACTATTATCTATGCAGAGAGGTCCTTGTTCGTTCCAGGCGTGTTCAAATCGTCTACCCTCCAGCGGACCTTGCCCATAAACATAAGCGTGTACTAATGTCAAACTCTCATCCTCAATTATTGCTCTACCAGCAACATGAAAGCAATCACCATCACCAACTGGCCCTTCTTCACTTAAATACTGTTTAAATGTTTTCATGTCTTTACCAATATTCCTATTAACAATACAATAATAATGAAAAGCTCGCCGGCAAGTATAGTATGATACCATACCCAACGAGCCCGATAAATTTTTTGTTCTTGAAATGTGCTTTTAATTTCATTCCATTGTTGCTTCATTTTTAACCAGAGGTCCAATTTTTATTGGCTGTGAAATTAGCTCTACTAAACTCCATTCTATCAACAAGCTTCAATGCCTTACCGACATGATCTATCGCCACAAACCCTTCGGGTGCTGTGACTTTATATCCATCTGATGTTTTTAAAAATGAGGACACCGAACTCTTTATTTGGTTTAATTTTTGTATAATAAAATTCTTTGCAGTTTTAACAGTTATATAAGATGCTACTACAAAATACAATGAATTTTTATATTTTTTGTACTCTTTTAAACCTTCATCCATAAGATCCATATACTTCTTTTTAGCAACATCTGTTTTAACACTATCCACCTTTTTCATCATAACCGAAGAATAATATTTTTCAAATTCTGAAACTAGTTTTTTAGTATCTTTAATGCCCACACCCTCTCTAATTTGAGAATTAAAAAATATTTTCAAATGTGATGCTAATGCCCACGGCTCCTCTTTAGGATTATTCTTTCCTAAAACCCCCAAATATGGAGTAGCCTTTGAAAGTGATCCAGATGCCATATTCAAAACACGATCAAATTTTTCAGTTTGTCCAGAAGTCATGGTAACTGTACCTGACTCATCAGAAAAACCAGCATCTATTGACCAAACTGTAGATGAATTACTTAATTTACTTGAATCTGCTCCAAAGTTTGCTTTCAAAGAATCCATAGTATCGCCACTATAAGTAGTGTGCCAAACTACACCCATTTTAGCTTTACTTATTGTTTTCTCAAGTTTACTACCCATCGGCACAGCATATGTAATTGTGTTTGGTCTGAATGTAACCATACTTTCATCATCTATCGTTTCTGAACTTAAATCACCTGACCCAAAAAGTAAATCGCCTTGCCATATGCCAGGAATTCCTAATTTAGAAAATTCTTTCAAAGCAACTTTTAATTTATCTGCAAGGCCGCCAGAGTGGTTTGCATCTATATCTGCGGTTGTATAATTAATCTTTGGAGTCTTATTGAAAATGTGTTTGCCACCAACAAAGAACTTACCATTCTCTGGATTGGTACCAGCAAAGATTGCAGGTGCACCATCCCATTTTACCGTTAAACTCATTTTCTTACTTGTATTGCCCGCCAACATATCCCTTAACGACTCTAAAAACGATATAGCATTATCTCCCCCAGCAACACCATTCATAATTATATCATCTTCCAAATGTTCCAAATGCGTGTTTTTATCTTCTGTTAAAAAGGTTGTAAACGATTTCATCTCTTTCTCGTTTTAGCATTAAACCGAGCAGTATCATAATCTATATTTTTTTGATACGCGTCTTGCTGTTTCTTTTTCATTAAAGTAAGTTTGCGTTTTACTTTGCCGCTAGATAGCATTTGTTTGGCGTCCATTAGTGCTTTAACTTTATACATAAAGGCGCTCTTCTCATCTAACAAGAAATATTTTGCTACAACATCAATACTACCTGCTGATACTTTTTTACTTAGGTCTTGCAACTCTTTGGCTATATTTTCTTCTAAGAAATTAACGGACATAGTACCGTAGCCTCGTATCTTAACTGTTGGATTCTCAGGATCGAATTTTGGATCGTCCCAATAAATCTCACCAACTCCATAACCCTTGGCCTCGCCTAATACTGCTCTAATTGTTTCGTTAAATGTTTTCATTGACCCTTCCACATAAAGTCCGCAAATTTTGGATCTGTCTTAATATGTGCCTTATCTATTTCCAAATTTAGAAAAGTCATCATACCTTTCCAAGCACGTTCTCCCAATTCTCTAATTTTTTTGAAAGCTTCTGTTACCTTATCCAAAAGTGTCCATAACACTCTCTTTAACCAATTAAACGCTTTTTTTGCATTACCAGCTAATTTCGTTACTGACTTCCAAGCCTTATCTAACAGAGCAAACTCATCCAACTGTTTATAATTTTCCGTCAATAGCCCACTAAAAATATTATCTTCAGCTAAAGTTTCATAAACTAATTCTTTAAAAGTTGGAATATGAGAATATTCTTCATAAGACTCTACATAGGTTCCTGCCTCTTTAGCATCTCCTTTCTTTGTAAAAGCTGCTCTAAAGGATGAAGATGGATTTCCTTGGCCTGTTTTAAAAGTTACTGCAAATTTTACACCACTAGCTATCTTTTTTACATCTGAACTCATTTTACTTGGACTCGACCCCAATTTATATGTAATAACATCTCCCTTATCGGGATTAAACTCTATCATAATATTAGCCTTAGGTAACGGCTCTGCAAACTTTTTAAAGCCTGTACAAGCTTCATAAGTAATATATTCGGTGATAGTTTTATAAAATGTAGGATCTTTTACCGACAACTCTGCAAGCATTCCCTGTATTTCTTTATGCTTCCCATCAAGGTCTAAAATTTCATCTCGTTTTGCTGACCATTCATCTGACTCCATCTCACCAAATATTCCTTTCTTTTTCAAAAAATCAGTTTTAGAACCATCTAGGATAATTTGTTTAAATTCTGTATCTATTTTATCTATAATAGATTTCATTAATCCTTCTTCTTGTGCACCTACTTGATCGAGCGCTGAATTTAATACTGCCAAAGTTTCTTCTTTAGTAGGAGACATTCCTTGTGAACCACCAGACTTTTTCAAAGATATTCTATCTGTTCCCTTTGACCCTGTATACATATCTGTTTTAGGTGTTCCATTACCAGCTCCATACGATGTCCAGTAAGCAGATAATTTTCCATTACCTTTACCAAACTGAGTCATTTCACCACTAACAGCTGTATGAAATTTTCGCCCCAACTTTAAAGACATTTCTTTATTTTGATCCCACAAATTTGATACTTCAGCATATGCTGCATCTTCTACTGGTTTTTTTATCTGTTTTCCTTTAGAGTTATAAGAGTTATATGCTACAGTAATAAGATTCTCCCACTGGGCACCAGCTGGATCACCAGCCTTCTTAGCTCCTTTTCCTTTTGCTGTTCTAGTACCTTTACCCTTTTCTACTTTCAAACCACTTGGCATTTTCTTCGGATTATGTCCTACAATAAAATATTTACCCTTTATTTCAGCTTTTCTTTCTGATTTAGCCCACTTCAATGCCGCTGGCCACACATAATCATGAATCTTTATATTACCATCATATGTAGTAGACCCAGTCTTTTTCCCTGATTGAAACATTCTTTCAATATTGATAGGATCTGGAATATCGGCGGTGCCGGCCAGATCATTAAAAAGTTTTTGAGCTAATTTTATAGATGCTGAAGTCAATATACCTCTAGCCTCTGTACCTATCTCTTTTTTAGATTGAGGGACCAGGTCAAATGATTCTTGATATTGGGTGTATTGACTAAAAGATTTCATAATAACTCCATGAGTTTCATACTATTTATATCTTTTTACATTTTGAAATCTTTAAACTTTTCAAATACTGTTTCTTCCTGACCCGTATTTACTAAATCGGTTTGGGCAGTTAAAGAAACATCATACAGTTTCATCTTGGCCCTATCAACTCCTATAATAAATCTTTTATTGGTTGTTGGGTCGTTATAACGATTTTTTAATTGTTTTACCAACATTTGATTAAGACCTTCTAATTCTTCCGTGGATATAAGAGCAAACATAAAGTCTGCTGTGGCTGGAAGGCCAAAGGATTCTGATGTATCTTCCAAACCAATATCAGTTGATACAAACCCAGTCCTGGTTGTCTGCGTTGCGCTCATAATTGGAACATTAAACTCTACTGCTAACCCTCTCATCTCCTCTGCAATAGATTTAATATAAGAATATGAGTTTATACTAGCACCCATTTTAAATCTACTAGACGAGCATATATTAAGATAATCAACAAAAATTATATCGGGCCGGAAGTTTCGTTTTAATTGTAATTCATTCAAAAGGGATTTAAAATGACCACAATGTGCTGATGCTGTAGGATATTCTTTAACAATTAATTTACCTCTGGTCTTCCTTTCAATTTTCTTAACCTTATCACTAAACATTTTCTTAGGAAGATCATGTAAATCATTTAAAGAAATATTCATTAAATTTGCATCTATTCTTTCCGCAATTTTCTTTTCAGCCATTTCTAATGTAATATAGAGTACATTATGATTTTGCATTAATGAAGCAGCAGCAACATGACACATAAACAATGATTTACCCACGCCGGTGCCGGCCAGGCAAATGTTCAATGTCTTATTTGGCATACCGCCTTTGGTTATCTTATTAAAGAATTCTAAATCAAATGGAACTTTTTCTTCCACTGTATGATAAAAATCATATCTTGATTCTGATTGCTCAATATAATCATGGCCCACATTTGTATCAAATGAAACCGCCAGGGCCTTAGACAAAATATCCGGAATCGCCTCCGGAGTTTTCTTATCATCTTTGCCATCTATAATTTGAATGCCAGAAAAAATGGCGTTATAAATGGCTCGTTCTTTACACCACTTTTCAGTTTCATCCAGAAGCCATTGCATATTGACTTCGTTTTTTTGAAACCGACTGATGTATTGTTGCGCGTCTTTAAATTGTTGTTCGTTAAGAGATAACTTTTGCAAATCTATAGTAATCGCTTCTATAGATGGCGGTGAATTATATTTTTCAATATATGAAAATATACATTCATATAAAATCTTTTCTATATAATCTGAAAAATATTCTTTCTGAATAAATGGTAATACTTTTCTAACATACTCCTCATTATGTACGAGGCTATTCAGTACCGCTGTTTCTATTCTCATCATGTATATAATCTATAGTGTTATTCGACAATTGTTTATCAATAGTTTCCAATAAAATCGGTGCAACGAGTGGGCCAAATTCATCCTCTACAATTTCTAAACCTTCAGGTTTATACATTATTTCATATTTAAAACTTAATGGAATTTCTTCAACATCTTCAAGATTATCTATTTTAGATATTTTAATATCTCTAAATCCCCAAATTACACCTGCATATTTACCTTCTAATAATCTAAACGCCGCTTCACCTGTTTCTTTATGTTCTACAAACGAATATAAAGAACCAGTTGCTTTATATTCATCCATAAGTAAATTTTTCTTTGGCAAAGGCATCAAGTTTTTCCATTACATCTGGTGTGTAATACTTCTCTGGATCATTGTTAATAGTCTTACCAAATGTTTTAGTACCGTCAGGCAACTCTATACGGGTTGATACTGACTTAAAAATATCAGCTTCTGTAGCTAACTCTAAAAGTCCATAATGCTTGTCTAAACCCCTTGTGTAAGACAACCTAACGTCTACCATTTGATTCTCTTTTGTTAGACGGGACTTGTATGTCTTGCAATGTATGATGTTACCCACAACGTCTGTACCTACTTTGTCTTTCTTCCTTGAAAGATATATAATTGTAGATGCAGCATACTTGAGGCCTGACCCACCACCCATCTCTTTCTGTGGGAACATCGAACCAATTACATCATAGGTGTGATTGGTCATAATCATTGGCACTTTCA